TCGTACGAGAAAACCGTCTTCCCGGGCGATATATATGGCATTAAATTTGATGGTATTTCAGATACAACGCTAAAATTGACGATCGGTTCGTATGTAATGCCCGGGTGGGGCGATTTTGGCGCACAGAGTGTCGGCAAAAAATCGTCAATAGCTTGGAATTACGGTTTTTTAGACAATGACGTGGACCCAACCGATAAACCCAGTAATGGAAGCGTGGATGACCACATATTAGTTCCAAGAGTGTGTGTTCCTGAACCATCGACCATTGCTCTGTTGGGATTTGGTTTGGCGATCACCGGCTTAAAAAGACCGAATTTTCGATAAATAACTGGAAAGCTATAGACATGATTGGCCCTGGGTATCCACCATTTGGTTACATAAGTGCCGCCAGAAACGTCGGCAATATAGGAAATCGAGAAAATCGAAATATAGTTTTTGTCGGATTCCTACAGCAGGCGGTTGAATGCTGGCGCAAAACCGGAATCAGGGTTGGGCAGTCGTTCATCCTCGAATTTGGTGTCCAGATACACGATTTGTTCGAATGGTCCAATGAAACGATGCAGCGTGGCAATGAGGCCCTTAAATATACGGACGCCATCGATGGCATTGAGGACCAACTTGAGAGAAAGATCACCAAATTCATTCTCGATGTTTCGTATGAAATGTTCTATGGTTCACTTGAGGAAGACATTTTCGACCATTTTGTACATATAACCAAATCTGAAAAAACGTACCTATCGGACAATTCGATAGAACAATATTTTGCCAAAGAACCCAAGGTTAAATTTTCAGTCTGAAAAATGGAAAACAGTATAATACATAAAGCAAGACTTCGTAAGTTCATTCTCGAAAAGATCAAATCGATGCGTCCGGGGTGGAGATGCGATCGTGTCAGCAAAGCTGCGATTGATCAGATAGAAGCTAAACTTCGGGCACAAATCATCGACTATGTTCGTAGGCACCCAACTGTGGGCCAGACGTTCAAAGAAATCTTCTAGACTGGAACATCTTAAGGAATGCAAAAATGGAATGGTTGAACAAACTGGTTGAGAGTCTCCTGAAGCTCGTACCCACCATATGGTTAATAGGTCCGGATGAAGGTGGGGTGCGGGTTACCCTTGGGAAATTGGTAAAGGACACCCCCTCCGGTTGGTATTTTTATTGGCCATTGATTCAAACGTGCTACAAAATAACGATCGTTCAACAGGTGGTGGACCTAAGGTGTCAATCGGTCCAGAGCAAGGATGGTACAACGTGCATAGTTTCGGCAGCAATCAAATACCATGTGCCAGACCCGCGAAAGGCCATACTCACAGTTGAAAGCTACGATGCGGCAGTTCAACGCATGGTTTACGGGTTGACGGTAGAGTACATATCGACCAACAATTTCGATGATATCGATGCATTGAAAATTTCACAGTTTGTTGAAGAAGAACTGACGGAACAAATGGAGGCTTGGGGTATGGAATTGGAACAGGTATTCATCACCGATTTCTGCAAATGCAAATCCCACAGAATAATCCACGGCGACGGGGTATTGGCATCCGTAAGTTTGCACATGGTGTCGTAGTACGACCAAATTGGGTTCATACAATGGCCAATAAAGATGGAGTAGTAAGTCAAACGGTTCAGGATTCGTTCTGCTATCTGGCAATCACGAATACAAAATTCCTACGGATGGCCAGACAATCAGTGAAGCCATCGTATTTTTCGTCACAGGTGACGGAAGATGTGATAAGTATTTGTTATGCATATTTCGATCAGTTCAAAGAATCTCCGGATTCGAATTTTCAGAGCGAGTTGTTACGGTTTTTGAACGGGAAATCCGATGATGACAAACAACTGTATGTAAATTATTTGAAAAGACTCCAGGAGATAGACAAACCAAATGAAGCATACGTAGTTTCGAGAATAAATTCATTCATCAGGGCAAGGGAATTTGAAGTTGCCGCCATTAAATTTGTCGAATTGACAAAAGCCGGAGAATTCGAAAAAGCAAAGCGTTTGATGCACACCACGCTTAAGGCCGGGATAGAAAAAGAAGAAGTTGGTATCAGGTATTTCAATGGTGGCGTACCAACATATTACGATTCCGAATCGAATTCAACCGGATATCTAATGGGGACCGGGTTTGATGTTTTGGACAAAGCAATGCCACGAGGATTGAGGAGAACCGATGTATTGTTGGTTCTTGGTGGATATAAGGGTAAGAAGTCTTTTTCGTGTATCCATTTCGGCTGTGAAGCCCTGATGCACGGTTTAAAAGTCCTGCACATATCGCACGAATTGTCAGAGGAAGAGACGGAAATGCGATATGACAGGATGATTGGTGGTCTCACAGGGTATAATAAAGATCAACAGGTTGAAATTGAGCACATTGATGATGATGGCAATGTGTTCTCAACGGAAAGAATGCACGTGGGTTCAGTTTTTGATTTGAAGGAAGTAACACAGGCCAGAAGGCGGGTTGCCAGGTACGGCGGTGAGTTGATAATCCGGAAATATCCGATGGGTTTCTGTACCATGGATGAAATAGTCCGGTATTTAGATTATCTGGAAACCTACGAGGGGTTCATTCCTGATGTGGTAATAAATGACTATATTGAGAAAATGAGATTACCCACCGGAATGGAGCGAAGGGATGCCATCAATGAATACTATTTGCAAAGTAAGGGTATCGCCGACGACCGAAAATTGTTGATGATCACCGTAAGTCAAGTAACTAGAGATGCGCTGCGGAGACGAACTCTCAATCAAAAAGATTCTGCAGAGGATATCCGTAAGATAGGAAACGTCGATTTGGTGATTGGCATATCGCAGACCAAAGCACAATCCATGGAAAACAGAATGCAGGCCGTTGTTTTGGCCAATAGAACCGGTGTTCAGGATGTTGGGTGCGTATTCGCAACAAATTTGGATATCGGTCAATTGGTCATCAAATGTTGGCCGATGAAAGTGAAATCCGAAGAATCCGAAGATGGGGACTAAATATGATATTTTTTACCGCAGATGAACATTATGGCCACAAAAACATAATAAAGTATTGTGGCAGGCCATTTGACTCCGTGAAGGAAATGAACAAAGTTCTGATCTCGAACCACAACGCCGTAGTTAAGGAGACCGACACCACAATACATGCGGGGGATTTTTGTCTATATCGTGATCTTGTTGATGCATTGAATATCATCCAGCAATTGAGTGGAAAGCACATATTCATTGGAGGGAGCCACGATGCATGGCTCACCACGACAAGACAACGCGTATTGCCATTTACAGTCGGCGAACAGATATTTACGCACATCATTGATGGTCAAGTAATAGTTGTGTGCCACTACGCGATGCGCACATGGCCAAGATCACATTATGGCAGTTGGCAACTTCATGGACATTCTCATGGAAAGCTTGAACCAATTGGTAAGCAGTTGGATGTGGGTGTTGACAATAATGATTATTACCCGGTAGGCTTTGATGAAATTAAAGGAATAATGGCCAAAAGACCGGACAATCCCGGGCTTATAATCAATTCCAACGACATATCGGAAGTATCGCTGAATTTGAAGCCATTTGATAAAACAAATAGTTAACCAATCATGCCGGTATTCGATTATAAATCGTTGACCAAGAAGGACCTTGGATACATCTTCGATGGAATGAGTTTCAAAACTGAACCAATGTGGCATCAGTTGGTGGCCATGGCTTTTGCATCCGACAAGCCAAGAGTGAATTTGTTCTTCGATGTTGGTACTGGAAAGACATTGGCCGCGCTGTTGATTATGAATCGGGTCTGGCATTGCAAGAAGACGTTGGTTGTCTGCCCACCGTCTGCCATCAATTCATGGCGAGATAATATAAGTAATCATACGTCACTATCACACACTGTTTTGATTGGCGATCGGGATGGTAGATTTGAAAATCTGGAAACCGACAGAGACGTGTACGTCATAAACTATGAGGGATTGAAAACCGTCTTTGGAAAATTCACTAGGGCGAATGATTCCAAAGGCGAATGGGTGATCGATCAATCGAAATTCAAGTGGGACTTTGATTGTGTGGTGTTTGACGAAGTACATAGGTGTAAAACATATAACGCCATCCAGTCACAGATATGCTTTGAGCTATCAAAACGCACAAACCACGCCATCGGATTGTCTGGAACCCCGGTAGACAATTCCCTACTGGACATATTCAATGTCCAAAAAGTCATCGATATTGGCGCATCTTTGGGTATAAATTTCTTTGCGTATAGGACCAGATATTTTGTCAAATACGGTTTTAACTGGAAGGTCAAAAACAAGGCGTGCAAAACCGAGATTCTTGATAGATTGTCGCAATCAGTTCTAAGTTTCAATCGGGAAGAATGTTTCGATTTACCCGAAATTCAAGAGATCGTAAAAACCGTAGAGCCGTCCGATGAATTCCTTGAAATGCAGGATGCGATAATAAATGGTAAGACTCTCTCATTCGGTGGCGACAATACCCTATTTGCCGACGCCGATAAACCCAGTAACATAGGAATTAAATTGAAGGAATTGGCCAGTGGATTTGTCTATACAAATGGCAAAGACCCGACAACCGGCGACAATATAAAAATTGCCCATTGGCTGAAAACCAACCCGAAGCTAACGTCGCTGTTGAGTTTTATTGAGAGCACCACATCGAAAATCATCGTATTCTACCAATTCTTGTCGGAACGTGAAGCCCTGGAAGCCGCATTTAAATCCAATAGGATAAAATTCGTTTCACTGTTCGGTGGGCAGAAACTACAGGACCGACAGCAGTACATAGATGATTTCAAAAATGACCCAAAGATTCAGGTGATGCTTGCACATCCGGCGTGTGCATCGGAGGGGTTCGACGGATTTGTTGCCAACGTAGTTGTTTTCTTCGATGTGGTGGTGTCTCCGAAGATTAGAACACAATGTATTGGCAGAATTCAAAGACGCGGACAAAAGAAGAATTGTTTGGTAATCGATCTGGTTCTTGAAAGATCAATAGACCAGCAGTTGATAAAGAACAGGGGTAGGCGCAGGAATTTTGTCGAATCGGTTATGGAGTACATAAGGGGGTATAAACATGAATAACACATCGAACGTATACTGGGAATCTCATCTTACGAAATCGAAGATTATCCATGGCGACTGTACACACAAACCCACCATAGAGGATCAATCGGTTGATTTAATAGTCACAAGTCCACCATACGATATCGGAATAGATTATGGTAAATACGACGATACAAAATCGTATGTTGAGTATTTAGATTTTTCCTTTAAGTGGTTGAGAAATTGCTATGATTGGTTGAAGGACAGTGGAAGAATAGCGGTAAACATTCCATTCACCACCACGAAACCGGAAAAACGGGCCATCTATGTCGATATAATGGATGTTATGCAGAATGTTGGGTTTGGGTACTATGCAACATGTGTATGGTTTCGCGGTAGAGTCCCGAGAAAATCGTTCGGTACATGGATGAGTGCACAAAATCCCCTACTAATATCGCCCACCGAAGCAATCATAATTGGATACAAGAATCAGTGGGGGAAAGTCGATTGTAAGGATAAGGTATCGGACATTACTCGTAGCGAATTTACTCAATGGGTTGACTGCCATTGGAATGTGACGCCGGAACAAGCGAAAAAGATTGGACACCCGGCACCATTTCCGATAGAAATACCCAGGAGGTGCATAAAGTTGTTGTCGTTTGTCGGCGACGTAGTGCTCGACCCGTTTGGTGGGTCAGGCTCCACGCTAGTAGCTTCGTATAGAAATAACAGGGTTGGTATATCAATTGAACTGGACAAGGAATACTGTGAACTTTCCAGACAAAGAATGATTCGCGAAATTAAAGACCACGAGAGTCGTGTATTCTAAAATGTTGAATTTGACTGAACAACAAATTATCGACATCCTACGGAAATTTGATGTCCAGTATACGACAGCCGGGGAAAAGAATGTATCTTTCGGTTTCATCGGCATTCGCTGCAGATATTGTGATGACCATTCCAACCACCTGGGAATAGCCATTGGTTCCGGGAACTATTCATGTTGGAGATGCAAATCCAAGGGGTCATTCATCAAACTACTGATGAAACTCTCTGGGATGACATTCGATGAAAGCAAGAACTTCCTTGAGGAGTATGATTCGCAACTCAAGGGTGATACCCTCGACAAAATAAATGATATAATAAATGGTGGGCAACAGACACAATCCAGACCACCAGTAGTATTCGGGGGACTCCCAAAGTATTTCGAGGAAGTATCTAGAACAACCAAGTATCCGTTGCTTGATTGTTATTTGGAACGCAGGAAGATACATTTGGATGTACTTATCCAACATAAGTGTGGCATATGTCGTGTCGGCGAATGTGCAAACCGGCTTGTGATTCCAATATTTTTCGATGGAAAACTGGTCTCCTATCAAGCCGCAGACATGACCGGTGCCGCAGATCTCAAGTATAAAACCGCGTCCAGCGACGTAAATCAGTATGTATACAACTATGACATTCTGGAATCCGGTGGAAGTATAATTATAACGGAAGGGATTTTGGATTGTTGGAGGGTTGGACCAACAGCGTGTTGTACTTTTGGAACACATATTACGAAACGACAATTTGGGTTGATTCTCGGGAAAAATCCCAAAGAAATTATCTTTTGTAGAGATTCGGATTATTATTTCTCGGGACTTCAATACAACTCGGAAATCGGCCAATTTGCACCCTTCGTTGAAAACATAAAGATAGTCCATTTTCCGGATGGACACGACCCAGATTCTTTTGGTCGTGATTTTGGGACAATAGCTTTGCAGGAATTGATTTGCAATGCAGAACATTGGAGAGGTTAATGTCCGAGGCTACCACGACAGTTGTGAACATGAGGGTATGCAAAGACCCGGATGTTGTAAAAATAGACAGGACCACGATCTTTGGCAATCCGTTCAAAATCGGCGATGGTATTGACCGTAAAACTTCGATAAAAATGTATAAAGAATATTTCTATTGGAGAATTTCTCATGATACCAAGTTCGCTAGATTGGTGAGGTCTTTGGAAGGCAAAAAACTTGGGTGTTGGTGTGCGCCAGCACCATGTCATGGTGATGTGATAGTAGAATATTTTGAAGAACTCAGGCTGGTGTTTTGATCAAGAATGAAAGGTTACAAAAATGAGTAAGACGGCAATTAGTGTAAGATTGATCGGTGTTTTGGCAATAGTGGTTGCTTTTGTGATGGTTCTGTTTGGCAACCTTTTGACTTCGGTCGTATGGCTTGCCGCAGCGCTTGCGGCTGATTTGTTCCTGATTATCATGGATAAGGATGCTGAAACAATCACACAAATGATACAGGGTTTCATAACTAAGCCCCTCAATATGGTGCTGTTGATAGCCATGTTGGTGATTGCATGGTGGGTCGGTGGTCCGGTGATTGCTGCCCCGATGCTTGTTGGCGCTGTTCTCGGACACATTCTTGGGAGATTCTAATGAGAACTGCCCTAGTGTGCACCATGGTTACGTCGTTTTTGTGGCTTGGTGTACTTGATTTAATGGCCGGACACATTAGACTCGGCCTAATTGGTGTGCTTCTCGGGATTGTACAGGCACTAATTTTTTGGCAATGACACGTGGAGCAATCGGATGCAGTACCAGTTCGAAGATGATGAAGAAGGATATCGTCCAAAAAATAGGGATCGTAGGACCACCACCAAACCGGCAAAAAAACGTAAAACGGGTAAGTGTGCGGTTTGCAATGGGACCGGTAGATTGTCGGATCTGAATGGTCGTGGCAGAATCGTTGAAACCATGTGTTTGGTACGTGGCGGAAGTGGAACGGCCGATTAGTTTTATCATTTGGGGAATTGCATGACTAGTAAGGAAGCAAATTGTGAATTTTTTGGTGCGGTTGATCACGCGATGATACCCGGCAATAAACAGCGCCGATTGTGTGGTGAATGTAAAAAGAAAAGACCGAATGTGTATTCGGAATGTGCTAAAGAGTATTACGTACTAGTCAACACAGAAGTTGTGTTGGATGAACATGGAAATACAATAACAAGATTTGTAGGAGAACCCAACATGAGTGATACAGAAAACTTTGAAGGCGTTGAAGATATAGTTGAGGGTCCGGACATCGAGTCCAACGAAGTTGAAGAATTGACGACAGATTGTTGCCCAATAGAAAACAATGGCGACAATGGCGACAATGAAGTGAAGGGGGTGTCCGGCGATGGTTGTTGTCCGGCCAAAGACGACGTTTCCGAAATCAAAATCGGGACTGCAATCGAACCCGAGGTTCCCGTCGCGAAGAAGAAAAGAACGGTTGTTCGTAACGACCAGACTGTGGGCATTCTTGATCGGGCAAAATCCATGCTATCGAGTGGTACACCGTACGGCACGGTTTTTGAGACGTTGATCACAACGTACATCGAGATCGGTCGTGAACCTCGACGGGCAAAACATAATGCGCAAAGCACGATGTTCAACGCCATGAAGAGGCTCGGTCTCAAGCGCGCAGACAACGAAGTTGGATACATCAAAGTGAAGAATTAACGATGATTTTCAACAGAAAAAGTCTAATCAATAGCCTTGAAATGGTCGCCGACGTCGTTGGTGGCCCACAGACCCCAATCGCACATCAGCGCATAATCATTGGGCAGGATTTTGTCCAGGCATCAAACGGCATGATGATTATCCAGTCGATGCTTCCAGAACCAACTGGGGATCGTGAAACCGGCATTGAATGTGCGGTCAATGGGAAAGCCTTTATCGATTTCCTCAATGGCATAAATACTGAAAGTGTGCATCTGGTGTTTGAATCGGAAACCAACACACTGAAAGTCAGGGGTGGCGACGGAAAAGCCAAGGTTAAGGGCAATTTCGTTACTTCATCACTAAAGGATTGTGGACGGATCGTGGTTCCAGATGACAATCAACCAATAGCACATGATACTCAGAAACTCATTGGTGCACTGGCGGCGTGTGGCCATGTAGCGTCTCCGGATAAAACCCAGGGCGCACTGTGCGGGGTGAAACTTGATAAATCCTACGTATTGGCTACCGATAGAACACGTGTCGTTAGAGGCACGATGGATAGTGAAATGACCGTTGATTGCGTCGTACCGGTTGATTTCATAAAAGTTGTGGCCAAATACAAAGAGTACATTGGCAAACTCGTTCTCTATGACAACTACGGATTGGTTGCTTTTGGCGAACGGCTATTGATTGCTACCACACTGTGTAGCGATACGTACCCAGATTTGCACAAGTATTTTCAACAGATCGATGATGCGCCATGTCGAATTGTATTTGGGGGTGGTATTGAAGAATCAATAAAGAGACATTCCTCGATGTTAAAGGATGTTCACCATTCGGAGCGTGATACCGTCTTCTCAATCGATGGAATCATTTGCACCATATCGACGACAAATGCCACTGTCGGGCAATTGACGGATACGCTAATCCTTCGCGAAAAAGTTGATACGCCGGTCGATTTCTGTATCAACCCAATGCTTTTGTTGAAGATCATTTCTGACGACACGGAAATCATGTATTCACAAAGCACCAAGTTGATTACCATTGTCGTCGATAATTTCACCTACTTGATACAAACGCGACGTTGAGCTAATATGATACAGAATCTGTTTATACAGGATGAATCAGAGCTTCTAGGTGCCGGTGTTGTAAAAAAACAAACATCCGGAAAATCCAAGAAATCGCGTATTCCAGACGTGTTGGATTGCAATACGTGTGGTTTGTCGAGCAAATGCAAACATCCAAGGATGAAGGTTTCCGGTAAGGGTAACAAGAAGATACTGTTCGTCGGTCTGTGTCCAAATTCCACCGGTGATAAGTATAACCAACCCATATCTGGTGCATACCAGCAATTTGTAAGAAAAAACTGTGGTCTGGTTGGCATAGACTTTGATAAAGATTGTTTTCATACAAATCTGGTTAGGTGTTTCCCCGGCAAAAATTCCAAGGGTTTTGACAAAAAACCCACGGAGTTGCAGATGCGGTGTTGTTCTTCGATACTGCGACAAGAGATCTTGGACATAAAGCCAAAATTGGTTATATGCATGGGATCGGAGGCGATGGCGGCGGTTTTGAAAACCAATGCCATACCGTCTCCAAATGCTACCAAGTTGCATGGGAAGGTCTTCCCATACCACGAATTGAATTGTTGGGTTGGCTGTTTATACAACCCATCGTTTTTCTTTGGCAAGAAACATAACAACGACAACGTAAATGACGAATTGATATTCGCGTACGATCTTGCTAGAATTGTGGCTATGCACGATCTGGATTTCCCGAAAACGATGTCTTCCGCCGATAATGAAATGATTACCAATGCGGATCGTGCCGTGGAGGTTCTGCATACTTTATCAAAATCTGAACAACCGGTTTCATATGACTATGAAACCACCACGTTCTCCCCATTTGATGAAGGTGCCAGAATTATATGTGTATCGTTGGCGGATTCTGTTGATCATGGGTACTGGATCCCAATTGACTTGATACTGAAAGCCAATATTTTAACTGGAAATCCCACTGACAAAAAATTCTGGGAACAGGGTGACAGAGACAGGGTTGTTGATGCGCTGAAAGTATTTATATCGAGTAAAACCCCCAAAGTATTGCAAAACTTTAGCATGGAAGAAGTATGGAATAGGGTTATACTCGGTGTACACGACGGCAATTTCATACACGACACCATGGTTACATGCCATGTTCTCAACAACAGGACTGGCTGTAATGGTTTGGAATTTCAAACATTTGAATTGTTGGGTCAGGAGTACAAAAAAGCGGTCAACATAGAGAAACTTGAGGATTCGCCACTCGAAGATATCTGCAATTATAGTGCTTTTGACTCAAGAGCCACAATAGCCCTGTATAGATATCAGGTGGCCCAATTGTGTGGGGATGATAAGCTTTCAAAATTCAACGATTTGTACACCCGAGGAAATGCTGCGCTTGTGAATTTGAAGCATCGTGGCATAAGAATCGATGTCGATGCACTGGACGAAATAGAGCGCGCATTTCTTAAGAAGATGGACGAATGCGTTGATGTAATGCGGCAGGATGAAAAAGTGATGGCGTTTGAAGTTGAGAACGGTATGCCGTTGAACATGAACGCACCCGGGCAATGGGGCAAAATTCTGTACGGCGGATATAAAATACCGCCGATACGCACTAAAAATGACAATGAATCGACCAGCAATGAAGCGTTGACGGCCATCCGAAAATCAACGGACGACCCAAAGATTATGGAGTTGCTCGACACACTGTTCAGGTACAGACAGTATGCGGATGTGATCAAGAAGGTAGCTTCTGCGCCGTCCGAAGTTTCGAAGCAAATCGGTGAATACAGAAGGGTTATGAAACCCGATGGAAGAATTCATCCGACATTTAATCTTCATACAACGCCAACTTACAGGTCGTCGGCGGTTGGACCTAATTCGCAGAATAGTTATAAACACAACAAAGAATGTAGGGTTTTCAGAAGGTGTATAACCCCAAATGTTGGGCATGTATTGTTGGAGGCCGATTATTCCGGTATTGAGTTCAGGGAAATCGCGGAAGCGTCACAGGATAAATGGATGATTCAACAGATCATTGAGGGTTTGGACCCACATAGGAAATGGGGCGCAAAACTTCATGGTAAATCTGAAAACGATATAACACCGGACGAGCGATATGAAGGCAAAAATAAATTCGTGTTTCCCACAATCTACAAATCCATGCCACCGGCCATATCAAAGAATACTGGCAAACCGATTGATCTGATCGAAAGTCTTCAAGCCGAATTCTGGAACGATTATCCTGCAGTAAAGGCGTGGCAGGAGCGAACCATACAGTTTTACAATCAGAATGGGTACGTTGAGGGCTTAACCGGCTATCGATCATATGGTCCATTGACAAACTATCAGATATCCAATTTTGGTATCCAAGGGTGCAGTTTCGGGATTTTACTTTGTGCTCTCACCAAACTTGATGAATTTTTGGTCGAGAACGGTTTCGCATCAATGATTGTCAATGAGATACACGACTCGATAGTTTTGTCGGCAGACCCAAAAGAGGTTGATGACATAATCGAGGTTGGCACCGCAATCATGACCAGCAAGTTGTTTGATTGGCAAACAGTTCCACTGGAAGTCGAGTGGGAAATTGGTCCGAACTTCTTTGAAATGACAAAAGTATGATAGCTGGTAATGAAACAACAAAAATAATCGCCGGGATGAAACAGTCATCACCGTGCTATGAAAAAACATCATTCAAGTCCATACTCTCGGCGATTGATTGGGCAAAAAACGCATTGAATTTAAGAGACTGGGATTTCTATGTCGAATATGGTGGTTCTGTGCCAGAATGGGTTGATAGTGCCGAATCGGTAAACGTCGGTGTATCAATATCCAATGCGTCACATCTTTATGCAAGAATTTGGATTGATTGGATAATGTGTAAAGAAGTGAATGTTCACCCATTGTTGGTGGTCATGCATGAAATGCTGCACGTATTGTTTAATAGCCATTCTTTGGACAAACATGACGAGGGAATCATCAACACACTGTCTGGTTTTCTATTTCGGGATTTCATTGCAGGGGTTAGATAATGCTATACCAGAAGATGCGCCCAACAAATTTGGACGAGGTTGTCGGTAACAATACAACGATCATCGCGATAAAGAAGATGTTGCAACAGACCGACAAACCACACGCAATAATCATTCATGGGCCAACCGGATGCGGCAAAACGACAATCGCACGAATCATGGCGGCAGAATTGGGGTGTAAGCCCGAGAATTTCATAGAATTGAATGCTGCAAACACCAGAGGCATAGAAACGATACGCACGATAGCGGAAGAGGCCCACACTTTTGGCATGGGTGGTGGTAATAAAATCTACATGCTTGATGAATCGCACCAGTTGACAAAGGATTCGCAGGAAGCCATACTCAAGATTTTGGAAGATTGTCCGGAGCATTGTTATTTCATCATGTGTACGACCGAACCGAATTCATTGATTAAAACCATCAGAAATAGATGTACCGAATATGAAATGGGTCAATTGGGAAAGGTCGAAATTGTTGAACTGTTGGAACGGATATGCGCTACTTCATCGTTTGATGTTAGTAAGGACGTGATTGAGGCCATATCATACACATGTGATGGGTGTCCCAGAGCAGCGGTCGTTTCCCTGGAACAGGTATTGAACATCGACAATATAGATGAAGCCCTGGAGTTGCTAGTTAAAGGCACGGAAAATGATGCGAATGTGATTGATCTGTGTAAGCTCTTGGTCATGAGACCAGATATACGAGTAAAGAAGTGGAAACAGATAATCACCACTTTTGATACTATCCAAATGGACTCGGAAATCATAAGAAAATCTGCTCTAACCTTCATCTACAATAGACTTAAGAACATTGATGCCGACGACATTGACATGGCAAAATACATGGTCGATATACTGGACATACTTTCACAAAGTACATTCTACGGCGGAAAGAGCCTTCTTGGTGCTATGATTGCCAAGATTTGTTTCATTGGAGCATAACATGGAAAAGGATGTACTTGCATACATAGCATCGATATGTGAACAGAATGATGATGGAACATGGAGTTCATACAATTCGGTAAATCTATCCGGACTACACTTGGTTAGATTTCCGGTAAAGTTCAGAATCGTTGATGGTGATTTCTGGTGCGATGGTTGTGCACTGGAGTCGCTAGAGGGTGGACCGAAAGTTGTACATGGATCGTTCAATTGCTCAAACAACGACTTGATATCGTTGGAAGGGGCACCAAGAAACGTCGGTGGTGGATTCTGGTGTACCAATAACAGACTAACATCGTTGGTTGGTGGTCCGGTGTCCGTAAAGGGAGACTATTGTTGCGTACATAACATGTTGAAAACTCTTCGCGGGGCACCAAAGAAGGTTGGTAAAAATTTTTCGTGCAGCGAGAACCGATTGGTGACCCTGGATTACAGCCCACATTTGGTTGGTGGTGTTTTCTGGTGTTGTAGTAATTTACTTACGTCATTGGAAGGTGCACCCCCGACGATTGGTGAAATGTTGTTTTGTGCCAATAATCCAGTGCCGGTATATGAATTACTGGCTACCATAGAAAGAGAATACTTGTAGGAGAACATTCTCATGCCGTATATTAAAGAAGAACAGCGCACAGAAATTTTGGAATCCGGTTTACAGAATTTGCTTTCAATGAAAATGGACGCCGGACAATTGAATTGGACCATCAGCCGGTTAATACACCAGCAGCTTATCCATAGGGGGGTTCGGTACGCACATGTCAATGAAATGATTGGCGTTTTGGAGTGTGCGAAACTTGAATTGTATCGCATGATTGCTGGACCGTATGAGGATATCAAATCGGCGGAAAATGGTCCGGTCTCGGGTCTTGATAGGGTGCCAATTGTCGATGACCCAATGTCTGGATCGCGCACGAAACCAACGGATAATGATCAAATTTACCAAACCGATAATAAGGAACCGGGTGGGAACAGTTTGGGATGGGATGGAGACTATGTATCACCGAAGTAATGAGCGAAAGTATAATTAAATTGCAAGAAGAACAAATAATATTTGGAGACAAAAAATGGGTAACGAACGAACTGCGGCTATCGAAAGCGAAGTACAAAAGGCCAAAACTGGTGGGAGAACCAGTTTCTATTATGTCGATACACAGAAGGCCGAAAGCCTTGGGGTAACACAGTGGAAGTCCTCACCCAGCGACAATTTCATGCGAATCATACCGCCGAAAAATCCAAGGATATTCTGGGCCAAAGACGTATGGATTCATCGTGAAATCGGTGCCAATGGCGCAACATTCCTTTGTTTGAAGAAGATGTTCGACAAGCCGTGTCCGGTATGCGAGGCTCGTGATGAATTGAAGAGCCAAGATCCCGAAAATGATGCGATCAAAGCCATGAGTCCGACGAAGCGACGGTTGGTGTTCGTGGTTGACATCAAGGATGAATCTACGGTTTCCAAGGGGTTGCGGTGGTACGATGCACCGGATATCCTTATCAGCAACATAGTGGGTCTGTCGAAAGACAAACGGACCAAAGCTGTGATTGACGTGAGTGATCCTGTTAATGGAAGGGATATCGAATTCAACAGGAAGGGTACATCGTTCAATACCAAGTACGAGGCCATAAATCTGATACAGACTTCGCCGATTCCGGCGGAATGGTATGACAACGTTCCGGAGTTCGACGAAATACTGTTGGTCCCGACGTATGAGAAGGTGAAAGCCGAACTCGAAGGAGGTGTTGGTGTAAGAAACAGGGGTGGTGATCAAAGCTCTGGAAATCAGAGGACGAACAATGACGCTGGACAAAGAGACGACCACGAGGTTGAGCAGGAAGTCGAGCAGGAAGTCGAGCAGGAAGTGAAACAGCCGGAACCCGCACAACAGGAGCCTCGGTGGAAGAGCAGAACCACGACACCGCAGTCGGAATCCACACAGGGTGATACGTCCGTAAGGGACAAGATCGAAGAAATCAAACAGCGCGCTGCCGGGAGGAATCAGTGATGAATACGTTAGACCTACGAGCAATCCAAGAACAGTTGGACACCATAAAGGCAAAATTGCCGCTGAATGAAATGGAGCTGGAAACCGAGTGCGCGAATCAACCATTGGTGTACGAGGAAATCGGTGGGATACTGACGGAAGTCGAGGCACATGCAAAAATCGCGAAGAACACGGTTGACTTCGTATGGGCTGATACATCGACAAGCGTCCGCAACGACCCGATAAAATTTGGGATACCAAAGGTCACGGAAG